CTTAGGGACTTCATCTACCACCTCATCGTTCGATGAGGATTTAGTTTCGGCATCTTCTGGAGTCGCAGGTGTCTCCGAGTTATCACTGCTTTCAACCTCCTGCTCAACCGCCTCGGTAGTTTCAACATTATCTTCTGGTACTTCATCTAAGCCAGCGTCAAATGCTGCAGCCATCTTCAGCATGTCAAGTTCAGTCGGTTCTTTGGAATCAGCCATGTTGACCCTTTCTTACACCGCGCCACAGGGAGTCATTCTATGGCGTAGGTTAATTGACAGCAGGTTCATCGGCCCCATCCCTGCTGTCGAGGATGGGCGAGTTTTGTTTGGGGCTGCATAACGACTCAATCGTCGCGACACAACCACGGAAACCTTTAGCATATCCACAAGCCTCTGCAAGTGAGTTCGTGTCTTTCTCTACAGCGGAGGCATTTTGGCGTAAAGTAAGGTTAAGCAGAATAAGGCTGAGTTTCTTGCCAGCAAGCGTACTAAGGAATCCTGTTAAAGCTCGCTCGTCCTCAGCTTCCCACTTGGGTTCGTCTACCCACTCCTGGTGGCGGATAAAGGCAAGGATTGCGCGTAATTTTCTCATTTTATATCTTCAATAGAAAACGCAACATTGTAAATATAGTCGCTTTCAACTTTTTCATCATCTTTGAGTTCAATTGGTTTTGGAAGATCAAGCTTCCAGCATCTGTACCCAATATCAGACATGATTTTACGCAAATCAGTATAGCTAAATCCCATCTGTTTTAATCCAAATTCATTTATTTCTGCTACTACAATTGGATGATCTCTTTTGAGTAAATTCTGCATTCCTTTCAAAATAAGTACTTCTGCACCCTCTGTGTCAATTTTCATTAAATTTACCTTGCGATTGCTGTCAAAATAATCATCAATTGCAATTGAATAAGAAATTATGCTTTTAGGATTTTCCTTGCTTTTAATATTGAATTCATGCTTACCGCAATCCCACAATGAATGTCCTCCGTCATTGTCTATATTATTAAAAAATTCAATAACACCAGATTTGTCCGATACAGCCCAATTGTGTGGGACAATATTCTTTGATTCATTTATTCTTATGTGGGCAAGCAAGTGAGAGTAATTAAAATTATTCATTTCAAATGAATAAACTTTACCAAAATCTCCAACTATTTTTGAGGATACAATGCTGAAAAATCCTATGTGCGCCCCAATATCAAGAAAGGTGTCTCCATTTCTTAGATTTTTTGATATAAAATCAAATGTTTCTCCCTCATACATTTGCCCATGCTCAAAATGCACGCCTATGTGCTTTTGGCTGAATTGAGAATAATCCAATACAAATTTTACGGATTTCTCATTATTGCAAGACGGAAGCTTGAATTCAAATTGCTTCATTTCGATGAAGCAATACAAGCGACTATACCGACAAAGTCAAAGCTTAAATTAGCTTTTGATTGCTAGGAGCAATTGAATTCGGACGAGGCTTTTTAGGCGAGCGGTTTAGCCTGCCAATTCCACCTGCAACCTGCGAGAAGCTTCTTTGTGGTCCGCCCATGCCTGCAAAGTTTTGCGCTGCTTGGTTCATGTCCTGATTCCGTTGCATGCCCTGTTGAAGCATTTTGTTATAATCGGCCATTGCAGCTTGCGCGCCTTGGGGGGTTTGATATTGAGATGCGGTTGCGCCTTGTTGGCCTTGGGGTGTCTGAATTGGCATTAGGCTTGGCATGTTTGTATTTGGATCTACTGGCATATATCCAGCCATTGGATTTGTTGATTGTTGACCTCCAAGACCACCGCCTGGAGGGATAGGTTTTTGGGCTTGCCTTGCCATTAAATCATCAAGGATTTTTCTTCGATCTTCTGTAATCCCAGCTTGATCAGCTCTCATTCCGCCAAGTCCGCCAATTGGAATTGGATTTAGAATGCCTCGTTCATCTCTATACATTCCAGCCTGATTTGCTGGAACAAACCTGCTTCCAGGTGCTGGCACTACGCCTCTCGTCCTTGATACTTTTTCGCCTGTTGACGGATCAATGTAATCAACCATGTCCATTGAGTACATTTTGTTTGGATCTCTTGAATCAATAAAGTCTTGATTCCCCACTGTCTGTATTGGCGCGCCTGTACTAGCCTCAATATCTGAAAGTTGTTTTGTCGCTCCAGTCGGATAATTCTGTGCTCGATAATTTGCCAGCGATTGAGCCAATGCATTTCTATAATTTACGTCCGCCATAGCTGCATCAAAATTAGGATTGCGCACTGCATCAATCGGAGCTGTGCTTGGCTTACGTAATTGAGGTTTTCTTGTTTTTAGATTTGTTTGTTTTTTAATTGCCATATTACATTACCTGTGGTTGGAGTTGTTGTTGTTGTGCTGCCATCTGTTCTTGCTGTTTAGCCTGTCCAGCAGCTGCATCGCGAAGTTGTTTCTGAATAGCCCTAGAGGTATTCGGATCAGTTTGTTCTAGCGCAGCTAAGTGCTGTTGCAAGTGATCCATGAGAACCTGCACTGCGCTCTGGTCTACTGGCTGCTGTCTTACTTGTGCAGCCTGATTGAACGCGAAGAGAACCGATATGTGCGCTTTGTGATCATCGCTAGGCTTAATCGCGACAGGGAATCCTGTGGCCAACATGGTCGCAATTTCTGTCGCTTGATCTTCAGCTTGATCGCCTGATCCCGCTTGCGGGTCTGTAAATAGTTTTCTAACGAGACTAGGATCATCTTGTTCAAGAACTGACTTTACCAGTTCTCCTTGGTTAATGTAGGGATTCCCTTGGAACATTTGCATGCGAGCGACTGATTTCTGCAATGCGAACTGGCGATTTACAAAGTCCAATCCACCCTTCGGCTCAATCGAATACTGCTCATGGATTCCTTCAGGAACCATCTCGCCAGTATCGTCAGCATAACGGAACATCAAATCTTCCTTCGCGTATTGGACGTAAAGCGACCAGCACTGGCGGAACAGATGAGCCAAGCTCATGCGGAATATGCGATTCCTCAAATCACCAGAAGCAGCAGCCTGACCCTGCATCGCTTGAATCTCAGCAGCTGTCTTCCTGTCTTGAGAATTAAACTGCGAGCCAGAACCGAAATCATTGCTACCCATCCGATTGTCTGCCAACTGACGCTCTTCGAGCATCAATCGCTGGAAGTCAAATGGAGGTTGGCTGAACTGAACAGGTTTCAATCCCTGCGGAAGGATCTGACCAGGTTGCATCTTCAGATTCGCCGTGTTGAGCGAGATCGGATTCTGTGCTTCGAAAACAGGGCGGTTGGCAAGCTCCACGTAGTCGCTTAGGGAATTTTTGAGCTTAATACAGAGGTTCTCGCTGGGGAGCAGGATCTCGGCCACGCCTCTTGGACTATACCAACCGCCACCTGTGATTTCATAGGGGAAGTCAACAAACGGAGGTTCTCCGTGTTCATATGGGAGAGTGAATGGTTTCCTTACGTTCTCATCAACCGCGAGAGGGGAGAACGTCTCCACCAACCATCCGTCCTTCGACGGAGTGTACATTTCCCACAGAATAATCCGATCATTCTCGGCTTCTTGCGTGATTCCCTCGCGACGATAGATCTCATCTTGAATCTCGCTGCGCAGTCCAACCGAGTTGTTCGGCTTGCCAGCGATACGCTTGATAAAGTTATCGTCCTGCTTGTAGAGAGGATTGGTCTTATATGTATCAACGGATGTCGAGATGATGTGGACAATGAAGTCCGCATCTTTTAATTCCTTGGTGTACTGAGGAACGATCAAATGAAAAGGATCGATTGCTTCGAAACTGATCCGCTTGGTTTGATCGTCCCAAATTACTTTCGCAACACCGCGACCATAGAGCAGCAGGTTGTCGATTACCGAAACAATCTCTTTCTGGAAATTTGTCTGTTCGCGCATCTTGTAGTCAAACCAACGCTCGGCAGTGACAGTAATCGGAGTCAACTGCGCGCGCATTGGAACGAAGCTGGAAAGGATGTCGTTGCCAATCGCACTGTTGACAAAGGAAGGCTTGAGACGTTCGATAGCTGTGTCGATCAATTGAACGTGCAGGTCGGCAGCGGTAGGCCAAGGCTTGGTCTTGCGACGAACTCCAAAGTAGCGAGCTTGGTAGAACAACCGCTGGCGATTCTCCCAAGTCTCGCGCTGGTTCAAGCAATCGATAATCCGCTTGTGGTAATCAGCACGGCGATTGTATTTGTCTTCAGTTATCGGCATCTTATTTGTTCCTCTCGGTCTTCAGTTCGTATGAAAGATCATTCACAGCATTCAATGCTTTCCTCGCCCATTCGCGAGTACCAGGAGTACCGCGACGAATTTCAGTATAGGTAGGATCTTTCATCAATTCCTCAACTATCCCTGTCGTGTGGGTTACTGGTGTCGTTGTTGCGCAACCACCAAGACTCACCGCGAAGATCACGCTCAATAGCATCGCGGTTATGCTTCCATTCACCTTCGATGTTTTGAACTCGCTTTTCTTTCCAACTTGGAATGAGGCGAAACACAGCTGCGATGATCTCAAGGAGCGCACGCAGCACAAATAAACTTATTTAATATTCAGACCGACTGTCTTCAGAAAATTAACAATCTTTTCCAAGAAGCTATCGTCAGCTGGGGTTGGCGTAAGTTTCACGATAATACGAGCTGCAAGAACGATGCCACCAACTGCAGCAACGATCTCTTGCCAATTTGAAGTAATCCAGTTCCAAATATTCATAGTTTATCCTCCTGCGTCAAAACCTGCCATGACAGGGTCGTGTGCCTCCATCATTTGGTTTAACGTCCTCCAAGTTGGACGTTCTGTAGGGAAAGTCAAGTCCCAGCGGATATTACCACCATCTAGGCACAATGCCAATGCATCCGCTCGGTCAGGGCTGGCAATGCCCCTGCTTCGCAGAGAATCTTTAGATTCCACCCCAAGCTTACCCCTGCTGTTGGTCACAGTCCTGCGACA